AGGTTCACAAGGAGACACTGGAGCACAAGGCAACACAGGTTCACAAGGCAACACAGGTTCACAAGGCAACACAGGTTCACAAGGCAATACAGGAGCACAGGGAGACACAGGAGCGCAGGGCAATACAGGTTCACAAGGCAATACAGGTTCACAGGGAGACACAGGAGCACAAGGAGATACAGGTTCACAAGGCAACACAGGAGCGCAGGGTAACACAGGTGCACAAGGAGATACAGGTTCACAAGGCAACACAGGTTCACAAGGCAACACAGGTTCACAAGGCAACACAGGTTCACAAGGAGACACAGGAGCACAAGGCAATACAGGAGCACAAGGCAATACAGGAGCACAAGGTAACACAGGTGCACAAGGAGATACAGGTTCACAAGGCAACACAGGTTCACAAGGCAACACAGGTTCACAAGGCAACACAGGTTCACAAGGCAACACAGGAGCGCAGGGTAACACAGGAGCGCAAGGAGACACAGGAGCACAGGGTAACACAGGTCCACAAGGCAACACAGGTTCACAAGGCAACACAGGTGCACAAGGAGATACAGGAGCACAGGGCAACACAGGAGCACAGGGTAACACAGGTCCACAAGGCAACACAGGTCCACAAGGCAACACAGGTGCACAAGGAGATACAGGTGCACAAGGAGATACAGGTTCACAAGGCAACACAGGTTCACAAGGCAACACAGGTGCACAAGGAGATACAGGTTCACAAGGCAACACAGGTGCACAAGGAGATACAGGAGCACAGGGCAACACAGGTTCACAAGGCAACACAGGAGCACAAGGCAACACAGGTTCACAAGGCAACACAGGTTCACAAGGCAACACAGGTTCACAAGGTAACACAGGTTCACAAGGTAACACAGGTTCACAAGGCAACACAGGAGCGCAGGGCAATACAGGTTCACAAGGTAACACAGGTTCACAAGGTAACACAGGTTCACAAGGCAACACAGGAGCACAAGGCAATACAGGAGCACAAGGAGACACAGGAGCGCAGGGTAACACAGGTGCACAAGGAGATACAGGAGCACAGGGCAACACAGGTTCACAAGGCAACACAGGTTCACAAGGCAACACAGGTTCACAAGGTAACACAGGTTCACAAGGTAACACAGGTTCACAAGGCAACACAGGAGCACAAGGTAACACAGGTTCACAAGGCAACACAGGAGCACAAGGCAATACAGGAGCGCAAGGAGACACAGGAGCGCAGGGCAATACAGGTTCACAAGGTAACACAGGTTCACAAGGCAACACAGGTTCACAAGGCAATACAGGTTCACAAGGAAACACAGGTTCACAAGGCAACACAGGAGCACAAGGAGACACAGGAGCGCAGGGCAATACAGGTTCACAAGGTAACACAGGTTCACAAGGCAACACAGGAGCACAAGGAGATACAGGTTCACAAGGCAACACAGGAGCACAAGGCAATACAGGAGCACAGGGAGACACAGGTTCACAAGGCAACACAGGAGCACAAGGAGATACAGGAGCACAAGGCAATACAGGAGCACAGGGCAATACAGGAGCACAAGGTAACACAGGAGCGCAAGGCAACACAGGAGCGCAGGGCAATACAGGTTCACAAGGTAACACAGGTTCACAAGGCAACACAGGAGCACAAGGAGATACAGGAGCACAAGGCAATACAGGAGCACAGGGCAATACAGGAGCGCAAGGAGATACAGGAGCGCAAGGAGATACAGGTTCACAAGGAGACACAGGAGCACAAGGAGATACAGGAGCGCAGGGTAACACAGGTCCACAAGGCAACACAGGAGAGCAAGGAGGACAAGGAACTGTTGGGCCTGATGGACCTGCTTTATTTACAATATCACAAGATAATGCAAATTTATTAATTGACCCAGCAAATAAAATTACCCAAATATCAGATCCAGGTGAACTCCAATTTACAACAACATTGGAGTCATATAGTTATATGAATTCATATGTAACATTTAGATATTCTGAAGGAAGAACAGTTGGAGCCCTATCAAATAATGTAAATCCAGAAGCCCGATTATATACATATGGTATTGAAATAGATGGTAGTAATATCAATATATATGTAAATAATAATCCAGGACCAACATTTCCCAATCGAGCAACTGTAAATGATATATTTACAATCACAGCAACAAATACAGGTGCTTATTTTTATCAAAATGGCATGGAAATATATCAAACCGCTCTTATTAATGATCATCCATTGAAAGCACTATTTGGAACTTCACAAATAAATAGTACAATTGATTTAATCTCATTCGGTCCTTTAGCTTCTGGTCCAACTGGTCCAACTGGTCCAACTGGTCCAACTGGAGCCACTGGGGCCACTGGAGCCACTGGTGGAAGTCCATGGTTTTCAACAAATTATCAAGGTACAATTGGTCCAGGTTATACTGGAACTGGTTATACAGGAGATGCTATGATTTTTGGAAGTTTATATGTTCAAGGAGGCATTGATTCAACTTATTTAGCGTTAGAGCCACAATCTTCAAATCCACTTACATCAGATTTAGAAGGAATATGGATTGAAAGTGGAGGTTCATTAAGAGTTAAAAAAATGAAAATGGATAATTTTTCTGGTTCAACAGGCGGATATGTAAATATTAATCCAACAGTGAATCCACAAATTACATTATCAAATGGCGAACCAGATACAAACCTAAAAGTTGTTACGTTAAATAATAATCAGATACAATTGTCTAAGTCCTTCGGAGTAGAAGACTCCGATACATATAACAACGCAATATTGGAAGTTTTTAACGACCCTATCGTAAGTGACCCACCAATCTTTAAATCTCAATTGTTTTTACAAGATACAAGACATACAGATACTTCCGATAAAAATGTAGAAACCACTTACAGAACAGATGGAATTACGCATAATGATAATGCAAGTATAAATAAAAGTAATTTTACCATAACTAGTAATACATCGTTAGAATTGAGCTGTAATAATTTAAAACTCGCAAATACTAATCATATTGCAGTTACAGAAGGAAATGTTGTCAGTGGACTGATAACTAAAATTAATGACGAGGAAAGAAATATTAATAATTACTTGAAAATACAATTGAATGGAGAAGATATTTGGATACCTTATTTTAAAATCAACCCAAATGTTTAACGACCAATTCAAAACTTTATATAACCAAGTTTTGCTATACTTTTTTATAATGAAATAAAAAAAAGTATAATATATATATAAATGGCATTTACAAGATTTCACGATGATGAAGCAAGAATTATAAGACAACTTCAGCAACAAACCGATCAAGAACGTTGGTATTTAGATACACCTGGTTCAGGAGATAAACCGTGTTTTATGCTTGATCCGCAAATTATTCCACAGAAATGGGGAGGTAATTTATGGACACATAGTATCGATATTCAAAGTTCCCTTTTAGGAATAGATAGACGATTAAATAAAGATTGTTTAAGAGTAGATAAAAATGGAAAAGATATAGATAAATATAAACGCCAAACAGTATACGCTTCACCCATAGATTATCCAGTTTGTGACATATTAACAACTGAACAAAGTAGAGCAATAATGCCTGCATGGACGGCAAGAGATTTACAGCAAAATCACGCATATATTTTACCGAATAATCCACAGGCTAATACGGAGATACCGTTTCAAAATTATTCAAGTACACGAATTTTAGAAAAAGATAGTTTTAGAAGAGAGTTTCAATGTGTGCCTGAAAACAATCAATTTTATACTGTTCCAACAGATATATATAATATGCAATATAATGGTAAAAACAGTGTAGGAACAAGTATTTGTAAAAGTGATTGTGGAAAGATATAATATTTAGTTTTTAATGATATAAAGCCCTTTAAGTTGTTTTATAAAAATATATATTCAATAACATGTATTTTATAAAATTAAATTATACTTTTTTAAAAACCTATATATATATAATATGGAATTAGCTATACCATTAGTTGCATTAGGAGGAATGTATGTTATTTCTAATCAAAAATCAAATAAAGAAGGTTTGTCAAAAGTTAAAAAAGAAAATTTTAACAATATGGGAATTAGAACTAACTTACAAGCTAGCAATATTGAATCCAAATTTAATAATTATTTACCTAACACAAACGTACCCCCGCAAAATTATCCAATTATGAATAATAAGGAACTAGTTGATAATATTCAAGAGTATCCTAATCCAAATGTTGCTACGGATAAGTATTTTAATCAAAATGCATATGAACAAAAGGAAAGAGCGGGTATTCCAGTAAGCAATAATATTCAACAAGTTTATTCATTGACTGGGGATTATATGTCATCCACTGAATTTAAACATAATAATATGGTTCCATTTAATGGCGGAAAACCAAGGGGACAAATATATAATAATAATAACTCTGAAACTATTTTAGATAATTATGTAGGAAATGGTTCTCAAACAATTAAGAAAATTGAACAAGCCCCTCTTTTTAAACCACAAGAAAATGTTCAGTGGACTTATGGTATGCCTGATATGAGTGATTTTTATCAATCAAGACAAAATCCAGTTAACCGTAATAATATGGTAAAACCATTTGAATCTATACGCGTTGGCCCTGGTTTAGACAAAGGATATTCTGCCGATGGAAGTCACGGGTTTAATGCTGGTATGGAAGCACGTGATAAATGGTTGCCTAAAACAGTCGATGAACTTCGTATTGCTACAAATCCAAAACAAGAATACGACTTAAATGGGTTACAAGGCCCTGCACAGAGCCAAATTAAAAATGTAGGAATTGAGGGAAAAATGGAAAAATATAGACCAGATACTTTTTTTATAAATAGTCAAGACCGTTGGCTAACAACCACTGGCGCTGAAAAAGCGGGACGCGTAGTAGCCGAAGAGGTTCAAAAAACATCTAATAGAAATGAAACAACCACATTTCAACACGGAACACCAAATGCTATTCTTAAAACGGCCAGTTATGTACCAACCAAACACGAGCAAACAAAAAGAACCCAATTAGAAGGATTTGATGTTGGACCTTCATCCGCGTCAAGAACAGGGCCACTACAAGACCAATCGCATAATAATCATCATAATAGCCATACTAATTATACAAATAATCGTGTAATAAATCAACAGCCACAAACATTTGGTTCAGGGTTTGCAAGTGCGATTGGCGCAGTTATTGCTCCTGTTATGGATATATTAAAACCATCAAGAAAGGAGGAATATTCGTGTAATATGCGTGTATATGGGAATACAACTGGGGAAGTTCCTGGTAACTATGTGTTAACCCCAGGAGATATACCTAATACAACCATCAAGGAAACTACATTATATCAACCAAATGGATATATAGGTAATCAATCTAATGACGCTTATTTAATAACAGACCAACAACCTATTACGAACCAGCGTGATACAGTATGTCATAATCAATTTATGGGTATGTCATCAAAACACGGAAATATGCAATATGATTCTGCTTATAGACAAACTAACAACGAAACAAAAGAAAAATCAGTAGTTGCTCGTACAAACCAAGGCAATGCCAAACATTTTAATTCGCAAATAAATGTAACAATGTCGAAATTAGATGCGGATAGAGAAAATAATAGATTATGGGCTCCACAAGCAATTATTCATAATGGTCCGTCAGTTCAAACATATGGAAAAGTTTCCCAAGTCCCACAATATTATAACGAATGTCAAGGTTGTGACCGAATTAATCCAGATTTGTTATCTGCGTTTAAAAATAATCCTTATACTCATAGTTTACATAGTGCTGTATAAATAATTATATATATATTATAATAATGATTAGAAATTTGAGTATGGATATTTTAGCTATATCAATCATTGTATTTGGATTGTTTCGATTTATACCTAATTATATACTGTTATTGATTGTTATAGGATTTTTATTAGATGACCTAGCATTATATTTTAGTGCCTCGTCATATTATACCAATGGTATATATTTATATAAACGAAATCCTGATCTAAAAAAATACGTTGATATATATCTCTCATATACGAAACCCCCAGACAACTCTATTAACAGTTGGTTTTTCTTTACTGATAGATTTTTATTTCCTATATTATTTATGGTCATTTATTTTGTATACTTATATTATAAAATATGACTAGAAATTTAGTAGTTTTATTGCTTATTCTATATATAATATTTAGTGGTTATAAACTAAATAAAGCGGAAACAATCATCTTTTATTTTTTAGGAATTTGTTATATTTTAGGTAATTTTGGTTTTTATTTTTTAGCTTATTATCCAAATAATTGGTTTTGGTCAAATCTTATCAAAGACGGTTATTTATGGAATGAATTTCCTGTAACTATTGCAGTAATGATTTGTTTATTATTATATATAATTTTGCGTTCTTGTCCTGGTCCTTACTAAATTATATTAAATACGTAATATTAAAATATAAAAACATTATGTTAATATTAATTAAATGACATTAAATATTCATCATGATATTAAAGCAAAATTAAAATACTTTTACGAAATACGTAAAATTCCTAATATTATTTTTAATGGTCCAAGTGGTTCAGGAAAAAGCACCATAGTGAATGATTTTATATCATTGATATATGAAGGTAACAAGGATAAAATAAAGGATTTTGTAATGTATGTAAATTGCGCCCACGGAAAAGGTATTAAATTTATTAGAGAGGAATTAAAGTTTTTTGCAAAAACACATATTAATTCAAATGGAGGAGATATATTTAAAAGTATCATATTATTAAACGGAGACAAACTAACAATGGATGCACAATCCGCTTTAAGAAGATGTATAGAATTATTTAGTCATAATACACGATTTTTTATTATTGTTGAAGATAAATATAAATTATTAAGACCTATTTTATCACGATTTTGTGAGATATATATTTCTGAACCTGAATACAAGGGAAAATATATAAATTTATACAAATATAATTTGGAGGAAACATTTAAACTAACAAATATAAAAAATCAAAGAAATGAATGGTTAAAAAAAGAATTACATAAATCGATTACATCAAATATAATAGAAAGTGACTTGCAAAAATTAGTTATAAAATTATATGAAAAAGCATATAGTGGGTTAGATGTTATAAAACTAATAGAAGATGGAAATATAGTATTAGATTTAGAAAAAAAATATGAACTATTAATTGCATTTAACAAGGTAAGAAAAGAATTTCGTAATGAAAAATTATTATTAATGTTTATATTAAATTTTGTATATATAGATAAGGACAGAAAATTGGAAAATATTTCGTTTATGTAATACGTGTTAATAATATAATTTTATCAAAAATATGTATCCTAATAATATTTTTGATAATATGTAAAATTTATTTCTCTATGATTGTCTCTTTTATTACATTTTTAACTATTTTTTCATAATTTTTATTAGATTCTTCTTTCGTTGATCCTGACATGGAATTTAAAACTATTTTCATATATTTATCATTTTGTTTCGATTCTGGGTTAGAATATTCTGGATGTAATTTTTGCCATTCAGTGATTTGTCTTATATTTTTATTCGCTACTTGTTTAATTGCCTTTGTTAGTACAGTTTTATCTTCATCTTTGGTCCATTGTTCTGCGTCTTTAATATATAATGTTTCTCTTTTGGAATCTGAACAGTGTATTGGTCTTGAATGAGTGTTTAATTGCTGTAAATTACTTATAAATATATCAGATATTCCTTCCGCGTATCCCTTTTCACCAACTTTTTCAAGATCTTTGATTTGAACTTTAATAGAATCAACAAAATCCGTTAAATTAATCGCGTTTTTACACGTTTCATTTAGATACACTTGTAGATTAAATGTTTTACTTATATTTGTATTGTTTGTAGTAGTTGTTATATTTCCATTTTCTTTAGATATTTCAATTAACTTGTTATTTGTTTCGTATAATTGTTTATTTTGTTCAATAAGCATTTTACGTAATTCTTTATTTTCATTTAATTGTTCTTTGAATAAAGCAATTATACTATCATTTGAATTGGTATTTTCACTTATTTCAATAAATTTAGGACATTTTTTTTTATGGATTGACAAACTTTGTCTATGAAGATATTCTTTTCCACATAAACACAAGTGATGTTTTTGCGATGTAATTGTGTCAACATTTGTCAATAAAATGTCAGTATTGGTATGTTTTCTAGTCAATAAATGTCTACTCCAATCGCCTTTTTTAGAGCATTTAAAGTCACATTTTTCGCATTGGAAGTAAAATTGCGCATTTGATGTAAAATTTGTCAACATTTGTCAATATAATTATGTTGACATAAAAAACATCTAAATCTTTTTCAAAAAAGATATAAAAAAATTATCGTCACATATTAAATCCATCTTTTTTAGAAATTAAGAGCATTTTCGTCACAATTGTAATTTTACACATCTTTTTTTGAAACTTTTCTAGGATTTCCAAAAATGGACATTTATAAATGTCCAAAATCGAAAACCTAAAACACTTTTGGATTTTTTTTTGTTACTGAAATTTTCGCCAAAAAAAAGATTATAAATATATGACGAATTATCATAACAAAATAAAAATAATATAAAATCTCCATTTTTCAGTATGTTAAACTAATTTAGAAAATAATTAGTTTAACAAGTTTAACAAGTTTAATAAGTTTAAATAGTAAAATTTTAACATCAAATATTTACATTATGGACGATTTTAATGTTAGTTCTTTACACGAATCAAAAAACGAATGGGGAGCACGTTTATTAACAATATTAACTCCTCTAATCATTGAAGGTTTCAAATCTATTTTTGATGAATCGTATAAACTTTGCAAAGAAAATGGTGAAACAGATAAGTATTTAATGACATTTCAAAATTTTATTACTCGAATTCCAAAATGGAATGTAACTATTATTGAAATGGAAAGAAAAAGAATTGTTGAAAGAAGTGGATGTTCTTATTTAGAAGAATTGGTTGCGTGTATTCATATTATTCAATTAAAATTATTAACTGCTATGAGAGTTGGTCAAAAGCAAAAGAAAATAGATATTAATATACCTAAATTAGATGATTTTATTCATAAAGCATATGTGAATGTTGCTAGAAAAGTGTATAAAAATGTTTATTTGTTTGAATTAAATGCTCCACCTTTACAAGTACAAAAACATAACAGAGAATTAGAAATAATCGTTCAAGAGTGTATTTTAAATGCAGTGAGAGAAAGTATTCCAGTTGAAAATATTTTAAGAGCTTATATGGACGAAACAGTTGAAGAAGATGTTGTAGAGGAAATTAAAGAACAAATTATTGAAAAACCAGAAACAAAACCAGAAACTCAAACTATATTTGAAGGGAAAGAGGGAGGCGGATTAAAATTTAATGATGTTGATTCAATGATGGGTAAAAACGGAAAAGAGGAATTAGTAAATGCTCCAAAGACAATTGAACGATTAGAAGAAATAAGTGCATTAAGAAATATGCAAAGAAAATTAGAAGAAGAAGACGATGATGAAAAACTAAAAATATCGGATGAAGAAGTGTCATTAGGAAATTTAGATGTTCATATAATAAACCCACCAGAGATAAAATTAGATAATGACCTTTTATTAGATGATATTGAAATTTTAACATAATTGAAAAAAAATTGAAATAAACAAAATGAAAATAAAGTATACAATACCATAAAAATGTCGTCGTATAAGGAAATATATAGATTATATAAATGCACACGCTGTTATGGTGCTAATATTAACCGTGAAAATTGCATAAAAGAGTATGTTATGGAAAATACGAATATGGACATACTAATAAATTTTGTAAAAAATTTAAATGAAGAAAAAAAAAAGGAATACACTTATTGTATTCAAAAAATTAGAAATGATCACATAATGTGGAGACAATTGTCAAGACGTGATAAACAATGTTGGAGTAATTATATTTTTGGTGATATTACGTCGACGTGGGAAAAATATATATGGGATAAAAAGAAACAAAAATGGCGTACATCAAATTACCGATATCCAGACGAAATAATTAGTCGTCCTTCTTAAGATTATTGCTTAAATATTAATTTGTAAATATATATTTAAGTCATTTTTAGTAAATATTAAGTAATTGCGTTATTAATAAATATGAAAATTAAATATCTATTGTAATATGGATAATATATTTTTAGTATCAGGAATAATATCTGTTATTTTTTTTATTGCGAAATTTTTAGAAATGAGATATGTGGATAATGAACCAAAGCCATTAAAATTGCTAATTCGTGATTCAATATTAGTATATGTCAGTGTAGTTATTGGTAGTTTTATTTTAGAACAAGTAAACCCAGTAATTAATGAAACTATTTCTCCTGCTATTCCATTGGCATTTACTGATAATCCTCCTTTTTAAAAAACCTTTAGCCATTTTATAAGTATTTAATTTTATAGATATATATTATGAGTAATCCACCTATGAGTAATCCACCTATGAGTAATCCACCTATGAGTAATCCACCTATGAGTAATCCACCTATGAGTAATCCACCTATGAGTAATCCACGTATAATATATAAACAATTTTATATATTTTAGAGCAACTCTTGTGCAATTAATTTTGTTATAGTTTCATAATCTTGTTTATCTTCTTTGTTACATATTTCAATAAAATTAAAAGTAGTATCTATTGTTCCATTTCCTACCAAAAAAAACCCACCAATCTTATTGTTAGTCATATATATTTCATAATGGTTAGAATGTTTTATAATTTGAGTAATATGTAATTTATTTATTATCCTTGAGGTTAAATATATAAATTGTTTCATATAATAGTATTATATTGGATATATTTTAAGTTGTTTGTATACATTATTTGTCATCTAATCTATCTACCAGTCCATACTTTAATAAATGGATAACGTAATTTATTATTATTAAAATCACGAATATACTCATCAAAATTATAAAATTTACAACGATGTTTTGTTAGTATATCCCCAAATAATGATTGAATATTTATTAACTTGGGATATTCTTGACAAAAAAGTAAACCCATAACTCTCTCTAATGCACATCGGTCTTTACGATTGCGAACAACATGTATTAAATTACTTATTTTATATTTATGCTGTAGCTTTTCTAAAAATTCCAGTTTAATAAAAGATTGACAACCAAAACATAAATTAAATATGTCTTTATTTAACCCTAAAATATTAATATTATTACTTGTTAGTTTATTCAATATAGCAGAGTTATTAGTAAGCGATGAAGCAATTCTAATTATATTATATATATTTTCTTTGTCATATTTATGGTGCCATAAAGGTAAAATAGGTGTATTAAATAGTTCAAATCTTATTGTTGAATGAACAAATAAACTGTCGTGTATTATTACAGCACTTGGAAACCATTTATATTGCAAATAATAAATATATGGGAGAAGTTCTCCTCTTCCTGGATATTCTGATTGAATATAAGTTATATTAGAATATTCGTGTTCTGATTTTAAAAAATATGGGTTGCTATTATCGTCAATAAGAATGATTTGTTTACTAGGATAAAATGTTCTGATAAGTTTAATACACTGGTTCCAATACTTGTTCGTTTTTTCAGAATTAACGTGTCGTGTAATGATAAATCCATAATTTGACATATAATATTATTATTATAAAATATTATATTTCAATAAATATTACTAATTTAGTGGTATGTTGGTAAGTCATCAATATTAATTATATATTCATTTTTAGGTATATTTTTATGCGATATAGAAAACTGACTAAATTCTTTACGTTCAAGTTGTTTTACAGGAGTATGCCGATGAACATATCGAGCAATCATTTTATATAATTTGAAATCAGGATAACGTTCTACTCCATTATTTTTATATAAGACATTAATATCATTATCATCAATACACCATTCTACGATTATTTTTACCAAGGGAGAACAATTATGTATATTTTTAATACTTTCAAAATCATCCACAATATAATCAAAAATAGAACAAGCTAAACGACACAAATCAAAACTAAAATTCGGTTCTAAACGAGGTTTTTTGTCATTAAAAAATGGTTCTGTGTTATATTGAGTAGCGGCGTCTCCGCCTTGTTGAAAACTATCACTACAGAATAATTTACCATTATATTTATATATGGCTCTTCCAAAATCAATAATTTTATATATTTTTCCAAAGGTGGGAACCTTATAAGTCATTTTATTAAAAGTATAATATATAAATTTTTTGTTAGTTAATACATACATTATGTTATTAGTATGTAGATCATTATGTGTAAATAAGAATAATTTTTGATAAGTAATAAGAATCATAATTATTTGCATTAGTGCTGAAAACCATTCATCGTCTGTTAAATTACCATTGATAATTAAATCATCAAATGTATTTTTGCATTGTTCCATACAAATAACTTGAACAGGGAATTTTGGAAAGGTAAGTGTTACTATTTCTTCTTCCAGGCTAGTTTCACTTTCTTCATCTTCCCACTCATCATTGTTATCATCATCATTGTTAACAGCGTTTTTGTCAGTATCGTCTTCGTCATTATTACCATTTTCATTTTTAACATGTTCTAATTCTAAACAAGTATTATATTGTGAATTATTGTCATTAGTATTTGTATCATTAGTATTTGTATCATTATCATCTTCAAACTCACTTAAATCATTTTCATTTGTATGGGATGTTCTGGATGAACATGTAGACCCAGATTTAAGTGTTTCTGATTTATGTTGATTAGTAATAGCAAAATCAGTTGAGTTAGTAATATCAACTAAATCAGTATTTAATATTTTCAAGTCATTTAAGGATAATTGAATATTATTAACTGGTATTTGGCTATCAAAAATATCTTCAAATAGTTCGTTGTCAATACTTTTAACAGAAGCAAGTGATTTTAAACTAGTGGAAATTTTTAAAGGTTGTAATATTTTAGGTTCGTTATTTGAAATTAAATGCGAATAATCTTCCACATCAAATAATATATTTTGTTGTTTAATAAAAAAATCAGATTGAACTAAATAATCGAGATCATCCATAATATTAATTTTATAATCATTTTTAATAGCCAAAAAAGAACCATAGTAATCAAGTCCGTTAATAAACTTATGTTCGTGTAATAATTTGCTGGATAAAAATGCGAAAAAACCGTCAACAAAAGAAGAATTATTAGGTTCAGATAATTTCGGGTGAACTGTAGTATGTTTATCGAAAGACGGCAAATTAAACAAGTTAGGGTCAGTGTGATTATATTTTCCTACGATATATTTAAATGGGTCTAAAAGGGGGGCCATTTTTATAAATACTTTTTGTGATATAGTTTGCGTTTCATCATATGTATTTTTGAGTTTACAATTAAAAATATGTTCATAATCATCTTCTTTAGATGTGTCTTTAAGTTCTGAAATATACCATTGATGATTTAAATTAATGGAGTTCCAATTTGTACTGTTAAGGGCAAAAAATCTGTCGTATATAGGTATATAATTTTGAATATTTGTTAAGTTGGTATATTTGTTAGTTTGAAATTTATTAAAGAGTGGAATATTTCTTCTTTTTTGGTAATTTACCGAAATTGTCATTAGCTAAATAATATATAATTTATAATATTATTTAACTTATTATTTTTATAAGTTATAAATAATCCTTAATATTCATTCAGAATTACTTTATGTTATTTTCATTATATTTATTATTTTCATAAAAATCAATTAAAATGGATTTAACACTGGAATGAAATAATGGTTTGTCTTGTAAAAACTCTTTTACAACATTTTGTCTATATTCATAATTATTATTAGCTTCAATTACATTTTTAACAGACTTACCGTGTTCCTTAGAAGGTTTCATTAGGGTTTCGTTAAATTTAGTAATTGAATTCATAGATAAACCAATTTTACTTAGTTTGGCTTGAATATAATTATAAGAATTGGCATTGTCAATTACTTTGTTATAATCTAAAAATATGGCATTTGGATATCTTTGTAAAATAGACATATAGTTTATAAAGTAAAAATTATATAATTCAATCATATTAGGAAATTTTTTTCCATCAAGTTTTACTGGTAAATATAATTTAGTATATTTAATATCATATGGTGATTTTTGTATGCTATATAACCAATTATAAACATTTTTATACATTATTATTAGTAAATTATCTGGATTATCTAGATAATTTTCAATTGTCTTAATATCCAATGTGTGTTTTCCAATTGGTTTGTGTTGATGTTTAATGGTTATAGATTTATTTTCTATTACATCAATACATTCTGTTTGGTTAATTATATTAAATAATAAATTAGTTCCAGTATTATATGGTCCAATTATATGAACTTGTCTTGGCATATACATATATATATATTCGTAAAAAATTCGTAAAAATAATTATTTTATTATATCTGTTTTAATTATAATGAATTTAGATTTAAAAAGATTTGATATGAAGAGTATTAGTTTCAAACCAAATGAATCCAAGGGTCCTGTGGGCGTGTTAATTGGCCGTCGTGACACTGGTAAATCTTTTTTACTTAGAGATTTATTATATTATCATCAAGATATTCCTATTGGAACTGTTATTGCTGGAACAGAAGAAGGTAATGGGTTTTACGGAAAATTAGTGCCGAAATTATTTATTCATAATGAGTATAATACTGTTATTATTGAAAATATTTTAAAGAGACAGCGTGGTGTATTAAAGCAGATTAAAAAGGAAATGGAGCAATTTAAACGAAGTACAATTGATCCTAGGACATTTGTAGTTTTAGACGATTGTTTATATGATAACACCTGGGCACGTGATAAGATGATGCGTCTCCTCTTTATGAATGGACGCCATTGGAAGGTTATGTTACTCATCACCATGCAATATCCTTTAGGCATACCACCAACGCTCAGAACTAACATTGATTACGTCTTCATTTTGAGAGAGCCATATATCGCAAATAGAAAGCGTATTTATGAAAATTATGCTGGTATGTTTCCAACATTTGAGTCGTTTTGTCAGGTAATGGATCAATGCACAGAAAATTTTGAGTGTTTGGTTATAAATAATAACTCAAAATCGAATAAACTACAAGACCAAGTGTTTTGGTATAAGGCCGACGATCATAATGACTTCAGGTTAGGTTCAAAAGAGTTTTGGGAATTATCTAAACAAATCAATGACGACGATGATGATGGAGAACAATATGACCCAAATAATGTGAAGAAACGTGGTCAGGGACCTAAAATAGCGGTTAAAAAGAGTAAATGGTAATAATCTTGATGTACGCTATTGCACAGCAAGACTTTTAGATTTGGAATAAATGTGTGCTATTTTATAACCATTTTCACTCAAAAATAGAATTTTGAATTATTGTGATTAAGATTTAATAATATTGTATATTATTTTATAATAATATATTATGAGGACTAAAAGAAAAAATAAATATAATAAAAAAATTAATAAGAAACAATATAATAAAACAAAAAAACATAAAAAATGTGTATATGGAGGAGAAAGAGAAGAAGAAAGAGAACAATATTATAAGGATTTAAGGAATTATAGAGAAAAATTTATCAAAACATTTAACCCAATTCTTAGTTTAAAAAATAAAACAAACTTGAACCAAAATGATACAAAATTTTTTGAAAAATTTTATAAAAATATGGAAACATTTTTTATAGAAAATAAAAATAATATAAATACATTAATTTCTATTAAATCTAATAGAGAACCAAGTTTAACTGATGTTGATGATTATGTTTCTATTCCAATTATTATAATAGATAATATAAAAAATAACGATATTAAAAAAAAATTAATAAATTTGTTTGTAAAAAATGGCGGAAACATAAATTTAATAAATAAAAAACATACACCAGGAGAGGATGATAAAATTGATGTATTTAATAGAGCGGTTGAATTACAAAAATTAGACGATTTTAAAATGCTTTTAGACGGAGATTATGGATTAAATAGAAATAGCGTGAAAGAAAAAAACAAGGCTCTTTTTGATAAATTATTAAGAAAATTAGAGGAAGTCCCAGTAGCAGCAAAAGCACCAGTAGCAGCACCAGTAGCAGCACCAGTAGCAGCACCAGTAGCAGCAAAAGCACAAGTAGCAGTAAAATCATCAGTAGTAGAACCAGTAGCAGCACCAGTAGCAGAACCAGTAGCAGCAAAAGCACCAGTAGTAGCACCAGTAGCAGAACCAGTAGCAGCAAAAGCACAAGTAGCAGAACAAGTAGCAGCAAAAGCACCAGTAGCAGTAAAAGCACAAGTAGCAGTAAAAGCACAAGTAGCAGCAAAAGCACCAGTAGTAGAACCAGTAACAGCAAAAGCACTAGTAGTAGAACCAGTAGCAGCAAAAGCACCAGTAGCAGCAAAAGCACCAGTAGCATCAAAAGCACCAGTAGTAGAACCAGTAGCAGCAAAAGCACCAGTAGCAGAACCAGTAGCAGCAAAAGCACTAGTAGCAGCAAAAGCATCAGTAGTAGAACCAGTAGCAGCAAAAGCACCAGTAGTAGAACCAATAGCAGCACCACCAGTAGCAAAGTTAATTATTCCTTTTCCATTACCATCAAATGTTAATGTGGGTTACGAACAAACAACGATTCCAGATTTTTGGAGGCCAATATTTAATGATAATGGCAATGAATTATTAGAAATAAGAAATAATATTACACAATTGTTTTTTCAAGAAAATACAGATGAAATAGTTAAAGGACAAAATGGTTACATTTGGCGTTCGTGTGCAATAGTAGAAAGAATGTTTCCAAAATATTTTGTAAAACAAGCCAAACCGTTTGATTTAACTGATGAAGATTTTATAAATATAAATAATTTGTTATGTACTATTTTATTATTATTAGGAATTATTTCATTTAAAATGAAAGGACAAGATTATAACTTTATTTTTAAAGGAGGAAAATCAGTTCAATTTGTGTTATCAGAAATACTAGGTTCGTCAAAATATATAAGTGATGATATAGATATTTTAATTACAAGTAACACCCAAGATGTGTATAACGAAGAAATTATGAAAAATCTATCAGAACATATTTCATTTTTAATAAAATGGTTTATTCCACCAAATATCAAACTATCATTAGAATTACCAGAAAGTAAAGTAAGCGCAATGGGGAAAAAAATAGTAAAAATAGCATATTTAAATAATAACAAAAAACCAAAACCATTCCCACTTGTAGATGTTGGATTTAATAAAATAAATGAAAATGTTGCTAGATTTTTTAACAACCCAAAAAATTTTCAATTTTCTGTTCCTGAATTAAACACAAATTTGTTATTTAGATGTCCTGAAATACAATCTATTTTAGAAGAGAAATTACATTATTATTTAAAATATGTAAAATTAAGGAATATTTTAAAAAATGGGGGAATAATAAATGAAAAAGGCTATGAAAATTTAACAATAGATAATATAAATTATTTTACACAGAAGTTTAAACGTTCCATAATGTCTATTATAGATGGATTAATAATTAGAGACCATGGAAATATAACACAAGATGAAATGACTGAAATGGAAGTTATAACGTTACGTTTAGAATTGGGAAAAGTAGATAATGACGATTTAATTGATAAAGAATTGTTAAAAAATGCTATAACAGATCTTATAAATAAAAATCCATATATATCTTAAATTATAATATATCAATATATTTTTATTCAATTACTTACTGTAAATAATTGAATAAATAAATTGAAAACTAAAATAAAATGGCTATGCTGTAAAAATATTTTAATCGGTTTTCTTAGAAACTAGTGGTCCAGATTTTAATTGACTTTGACCATAATCTGTTTTTCCTACTACTACATTATCCCCATCAAATAATTCTGAACGAATATCAGAAACAGAAATAGTTTCAGTTTCTTTTGAATCAAATGTTTTTTCAGTAGTATTATTTCCAGCACCAATTAAATTACCTTCTTCATCAATATCTTGAGTAACAACATTGCCGTGTTTTTCAGCATTTTTCTTATTATCATCAATCGCTTTTTGTTTAGTCTCCTTAACACGTTGTTCAAATGCGGTTTTAGCAATCGTTTCATTCTTAATTTTTTCTTGTACAAGTTGATTCAATTCTTCTTCTAAATATTCAACACGACCCGTTTTATACGCCTCTGGTTCCCAAGGTAGCCACGTTCCTACAGGTCCAACATATACATCAAAATTAGGGTCCATTTCTCTTAAAAGTCTTGCACGAATTTCAGCTTCATTTTGTGAACCAAAGTTGCCTCTAGACTTAAACCCTCTAACAGAGGTTTGAAAATTATGTTTTGTATTAAATTTCTTTTCAAGAGAATCTTCTTCGCGATCTAAGAAACTTTTATAATCGTGGTCAATAGATGAATTAACAATTGTATCGCGTTCTTCTTTTACAAATGTTTCAAAATCCTTTATTACTTCTTCAAATTGTAATTTATATTTAAATGAAATAAAATTTAGAAATTGGTGAAATTTTTCCATGGATTTATTCATTTCCCATTGCTTTAGGAATTCTTCAAAAAAATACATTTCCTTTTGTTTTAGGATTTTTTCAGGAGATATAAAAGAGAAACAGCCAAATGTTTGACCCGCGATTTCTTTATCCACATCTAATACGTCAACATATTTAGGATTAGGAATTCCATCTGTCTTTAACTTTCTTTGAAATGCCTTTTTCGAAGCTGTATTTTTACTCATTATATATTTTAACAAATTAATGTTTAAGTTTTAATTTACTAAAATATATTTTTTTCTTTTTATTTTATATAAAGATGAGTATGTTTGATATCTCTGAACTTATTAAGCGTATTATTAAGTATTTAATTGAGGGGTTAATGGTAGCAATTGCTGCTTTTGCAATTCCAAAGCGTTCATTAAATCTTGAAGAAATTGCGTTGTTGGCATTAACCGCTGCAGCCACATTTGCTATATTAGATACTTATATTCCTTCAATGGGTGTAACTGCTAGATCAGGTGCTGGGTTCGGTATAGGTGCAAATCTTGTATCCTGGCCTGGGGGTTTTTAAACATAATATATGAATAAATGTTTAAGTTGTTTTATATAAATTATATTATAAAATATCGCAATATATTATAATATATGTCAAATCACGCTAATTTTCCTTTTGAAAAAATAAATCCAACAGATTTACTTATAGGAGAAACTTATTATATTTCATTAGACGAAAAAATAAAAGAAAAATATAAAAGAAATAAAATCGTATCACGATTAAAAGGCACATTTGTTAGTTTATATACCGAACAAGGTAAACAAACAGAGTCAAATATCGAATACGCTATTTTTAATAATATAGCAATTATTAATAATGATTTTAAACCAGGGTCGTGTACAATGATGCTTATTCGCGACCCAGAAACAAACGAATTAGTTAATGAGGGTTGTGATACTTATAGCATTAATAATAAAAATAGTAAAATAATAATAAATGAAAATAGAGAGGTTTATTTTAATATAAATAGATGGATATTTGGACTACCTACTGAAAATACTTTATTACAAAAACAAGTTGTAAAAAAATTAAAAACAGATTTATTTAGAGACATCGACCAAGAACTTGGAAAATTTACAGCAAGAGGATATAAAACATCTACACGTAGTAAATCTAAACGAAGAAAAACATTTGCAAAAAAACGTATAATTCACAAAAGACGAAAAACAAAAAAAACAAAAAAAAAAACAAAAAAAAACAATAAACAATAAATTTGTTACACAGTAGGTATAAACTCCCAATTTAATTCAACGCACATTTTTTTCCATGTTTCATCTTGCTCGATTAGTTTTTCACGATCTTTTAATAAAGGAATATCGTGTAAATACTGTGTCTCTCCAAGAAGTTCGCAGAATTTAAATAAAACATAATAGTAATTTAAAAAATTGACACGGTAATCTGGACAATATTTGGCATAAGGTGCTTGAATTTCCATAAATAAATTACATAAAGTATCTTCTAGTTCTTGACTTAATACAGGAGGTTTTATTCCTAGTTTATTTTTAATAAATGCGATGTGTTCATAATATTTATTAGATTCAATTTTCTTAAGCATATCTTTTGTTTTGTAATATGTTAGTTGTTCAAGCCCAATTCTTTCCTTTTTGATTTGTTGTTTTATTCGTTCAATCACATAAACAGGAATTAGAGTGGTTTCTTTTCCTTGAAATTGTGCTAATATTTCTTTAAAATGATTGATTTTTTTATAAGCATAAAAGCAAACTTCTTTTGGAGGTTCTTTATAACTGGGTTTTTCATTTTCAATTAAATATGGTAGATTAACAAAACAACTATTACAAATAAGAACACCTTCGTCATCCAAAGGGATCATTTCGCCTTTATAGCAATTTTGACAAATATCAGTTTCTCTAACAAATGCGTTCATATCTAAAAAAGATTCATC